TCCGGTTGTTGTTTTTTTTTTTTTTTTTCTCCATGTATTGAGGAGAAATATAGAAAGAAGCAAACTGTGAAGTTGAATTCACATATCATCACCTATTCAAACCAATCGTGTTTAAATTCAATGATGCAAACAAATAGCCTTGTTGTCCCATACACTACGGAATACCTCAGCATTTAAGGTTATTGAATATATAGCAGGGCCCAAGCGTCGCGCTTGTGCCACCGGTATATTATATCGTTGAGCCACCAATGTACCCAAACGATGAGTATTCTTAGTATACGCATAACCCCCACACGTATCTAGCACACTTTGGTACTTATCCTCCCAATGAGGATCATCAGCACCGACCAACATCGACCATCGTTCGATGCGTTTTATGGGATCCGGCAACAAAGCCACATGCCCATCATCAGCATCAATAATGACGAAGTTCGATGCAAAATAAGGTGCCCTCGTTACATAAAACTTGGCGGTTAAATTGAACACCTCAGCAAGAATCTGGATTGCATCAGCAGCATACACTGCCCCTTTAACAGCAATCAAAGAATCATCGCCCATGAAAACGCCCCAATGATATTGAGTGCCTCGGTAAGCATATGCCACAGCCAAGACATTCAATAACACATTACCAAAGGCAGTCGTCGCATCACCAGACTTCCTTTGGTACATAACTGAAAAGGACATTCCCAAAGCAATTGATCGAGCACTGCAGCGAATATGGCCTTGCATCCATCGGCCCAATAATTCCTCATGCAATCCCAATTGCTCAAAGACATAAGATTCTAAATCAAAAACCAATACACCTTGACTTTTATCATACTGAGAAAAATCGTTTTCGAGAAACTCAATATCATCAGAACACGGATGATAAGCCCGTACGAAAGCCGCTATATCTACAGTATCCTTCAGTAAATTAACATGTATATTGGGTCGAATTATCGAAAGCAAACGGCGAACCAACAGACGAAATATTGAACTATACAAAGCCCCCAATTCTTTAACATGATGAACAATGACTTGAGGGTTCACATGAGATTGTATAGGTTTCGTCGACAAAGTAGGTTTGACGTCAGCCTTGATCATAAACTCAAACTCAGAAACATCAAACTTTTCGAAGGCTTGCATATCAGCTTCCAAGCGACTACGCATTGTAGCCAAGGAAGACGAACTAGCCTGCTGCATCCAATCCGCAAAATACTCTTCATCTAACGCCGCCGGCTGACTCTGATACAGTTTCAGCTTGTCTCGAGCATCCGACACACACATTACATCCAGGAAATTTTCCCAAATTTCGGGGATTAATGTCGTTCGATCCTGCACCCGAGAGATTTGTGGTGCACCAAAATTGCGACCACACAATGCTGATAACGTCTCCTGAGTCGTTTGTTGTCTCTTCGTCACATTAAGAGCTTTCAAGCGACTGGGATAATACCATTTATCCTTAGGCGGAACGTTGGCCTGAGACATACGCATAAACGGAGTTTCCAATACTCTTTCCTGCGGGTCATATGTGATGCTAGCTGTATCATACATCAAATCTATTTGACCAACAAATGGAACGGCCAACGAGTACACTTCGTTTAACGTGTCAAGCGGAGCACCATCAGGGCTCTGATCCACAGTCATCACTATCGGAGCCGGTCTGCTACTCAATGGCATCGATATCAAATACTCATGAGTACCACGACGTTCCAGTTCATGGACTGCCTTAGCTCCTGCGTACACCTCGGACTTAACTTCATCATGATGAGCCGTATAGAAAGCGCCGGGCAAACGGGTCTCCACAAGATCCTCCACGCACACCTCTTGAACCCCTTCACTTCGCATATCTTGTTGCCGACCTTGCAGAAAGGCCTCGTATAGCTTTGGACCTCGATCAGCGTAAAACCCCCGCATCTGTTTCACCACAACTGACGTGGCTGCGGCCGCAGGGCCACCTGCTCCCACAGCAACTTGCGATAGTAAAGCCATCAACCATTCGACTGATGTATCTGAACGATGATAAGGATCGATAACTGCCTTATCAAGCACAAGATATTCGGGCGGTTTACGAAAGAAATCCACAGATGACAAAGGATCTTCACTATCGTAGTAATCCACGATGAATCTCTTAAACCTTTCGTACATCTCAACAGCTTTACCACCAGTACGATCCCAGACCTTCATACACATTGACGCTAGCACCGCAGCCAATTTGCCACGAGTACTAGAGACTGCGAACTTGGTACACGCTTTCAATTGCCCCATGAGTTCCGAAACTAATTCTCCGGTCTCATAACGATCCACGAATGCACGAACATAAACGGCTACCGTAAGAGCATCAAGAACTTCCGCCGACAACGGCTCAGCCATTTCAACATTCGTACCGCGCACTGTAACCCTATCATTCAATGCCTGCAAACGCGTTCGAACCACAAATCGTGTGAACTGTTTCGGTTCAAGTTGCATTGCGTGTTCATACGCACGATCAACCAGACGTCTAGGTA